TATAGGAAAAAGCCCTATATATAACAGCGTTTTGAATGAGTACCAAAATAATGACACTAGTTCAAAACTAGTAATGAAGTACGCAACTAACCCGACTTCAAGACAGCAATTTATTGCTAGGTCGTTGCAAGTAAAAAGTGACAATGCTGTCACAATGTTAGCTAATAAAAAGCGACTAACTAAAAGAGAAAAGGCAATATTAAAGATGATGACAGGGAAATAAACCCTGTCATAATTCAGCCATAATTATATTGTATAACTTGGCTTAACAAAAAGATAGAGGTATCTTATGACTAAAAAAGATTATGAGAAAGTCGCTCGAATTATTGGTAAACTTACAGCGAATAATTGTGAAAGTTTAACAAAACAAAACTTGATTAATGAATTTTCAAGTTTATTCAATGAAGATAATTACAGATTTTCACCAAGAATGTTTCAGAAGGCTTGTGAGCTTTCAAGAGATTTTAACAACATAACAGCTAAAGCGAGGTAAATATGAATGATTACAGAATATTCAATCCAATATTTGATGAAGATATGATTGATAAATTAGATATTGAATTACTAGACGAAGATTTCATTGAGCAAGACGCACTCACATATTCTGAGCAATTAGAAATCAACAGAGGTTTAGCACAATGGTTAAAATAAAAGATACTAAAAGCACTCAATCATTTACAGATTGGGTGCTAGACTTTCAAGAGCAACACCAAGAATTATTATCTGAAAATAACTACGAAGATATTATACTTGAGAAGGCTGTGGATAACTTTGACAAATAATGTTTGACAATATCCTATATTAGTTTATAGGGTATTATCAAGTATTATGTGGTTTAATACTTGGCTTAAATTATGTGAGGTAATTCTAGCTTTAACACTAACAGTAATGAGATGGAAACAACAAATTCCAAACTTGTTAAAGTACTTTCATTATGGCTTATGATGTTATTGTCTAGGCTAGAATTATAACTCACAATCTAACAGGAGTCTTTTATGACTTTACTACAATTTATACGACAACCTGTCTTTAACTTATCTAATGAGCAAATTAGAAATGTGTTAGACGATAGTCAACTACCAAATGGTTGGTCAGCAACTATGGTACAAAGATTTATTAATCAATGTCCATATGACAATCTAGTAGATTCACTCAATGACAGCTATTATGATTTGAGAAATTGCCATGATTGTGGCGATGCTATGTATGATGATGATGCCTACTTATGTTATGAGGGTGATTATACGATTTGCTCTGATTGTTCAGATTCTAATTATTATTATTCAGAGAATCGTGACACATATATTCATAATGATGATTATGATGAGTATGATTCTGACTATGATGATGAGGGTTATTCTGGTGTTCACAGATACGAAACAAATGTCCTTGACCACCTTGACTTCCAACTCACAGCTAGTGAGCAACAGCAACAAAACAAGGGTAAGAAACTCTTGTATTGTGGTGTTGAATTAGAGGTCGAGAGGAGAAACGATTGTCCAGATGATATTGCCCACCATATCAATACATCTGTACTACCAGACTTTGCTATCTGTAAATCAGATGGCTCACTTGACAATGGCTTTGAGATTGTGACAGCACCAAGTACTTATGCTATGCACAAAAAGAATTGGTCAAAGTTCTTTGATGACGAGCAATGTCGAGACAATCTGAAGGGTTGGTCTACAGATACAGCAGGACTTCATATTCACTTATCAAGAAATGCTTTAACACCTTCAGAGATTGGTAAAATACTTATATTTATCAATGACGAAACCAACAAAGATTTCATTGACCAGATTGCTGGTCGCTCATCTCATCAATGGGCAAAGAAATCGCCCAAGAAAATTACAGATGCTTTCAATTCTTCAGACAAGTATGAGGCTGTCAATACATCACACAGGAATACAATCGAACTTCGTATCTTTCGTAGTAATGTATCCAAGCATGGTTTCTTTCGTGTCTTAGAATTTGCATTTGCATTATCTGACTTTGTCAAATCAACTTCAATAGCTTTGACAAGTTTACACTACACAGCTTTCTTTCGTTTCATGTCTAGACCAGAAAACAAATCGACTTACCCAAACTTATCAGCTTGGTTAATTCGTAAAGGTCACATCAATGGAAAGCCTTCACGCTCAATTAGTGAGCAAGAAGAACTAACTAGCACAGCTACTAACTAGAAAGGGTAACATATGTGTTTAATTATTAAAACTGACAATCCAAGTCAACTACATAGTGGTTTATTAGAAACTGCTTACGAAAACAATCCAGATGGTTTTGGTGTAATGTTTTGTAACAATGGCAAACTACACACTCACAAAATCGTACCCAAGACTTTCAAAGATGTTGAAAAGCTATGGGATAAATACAAGAATGTTGATTCTGGTATGGGTATCCACTTCAGATTCAACACCAATGGAGATACTAACCGAGCTATGTCGCACCCTTTTGAAGTCTTATCCAAAGCCAAAGGTGATGACAGAGATATGTGGGTAATGCACAATGGACCTCAACTTCCTACACCCATGATTGACAACAACAAATCTGACACACATCAGTTTGTCAAATGGGTATTACGACCACAACTCTCAGCCAATCCCAAACTACTACACAATGCAGAGTGGCAAGAAATGATTGAGGAACTTATTGGTACTGACAAGTTATTATTTCTTGATGGCAAAACCAAAGAGTTTGTCATCTTCAACGAATCTGAGGGCAAAGATATGGACAATGTAGGTTGGTTATCCAATACCTATTCTATCCAACCTTCTAGCTATGGTGTGCGTGACAAGTACTACGACTTCGAAACTAACACCATGAAAGATGTTGCCAAAGACAAATACACTTGGGCATATGATGATGAAGATTGGGCATACTCTAGCTATGGTGGTGGCTATCGTACAGTACCACGACAAAAATTCACAGGTCAGACATCTGGCAAAGTCATAGACTACACAGCCGACAAAGGGGGGCAAGTAGATACTAAAGCTGTCGAAGATGATAGCTTGATGTACAATGGCAAACATCTACAATGGGATGACCTGTGTACTAGAGACAGAGAAGAACTTGTCGAACTATGCGAAGAAAATCCTGTGGGTGTAGCAAGTTACATTCACACCAACATTACAGGGGGCAACTAATATGGACTTCACACCTAACATTAACTACTCTTACAATAACGAATACATCTTTGGTATTCCATTCAACAAAAGCTACCAACTACTATGTCGCACCACACGAACTATAAATGGTGTGACCGAAGATGTCTGGGCAAACACCCAGAAAATGTATGCTAGTGGAGAAATGTTTCCTAGATTCATGCAACTATCTGACATTGAGTTTGGTGTTATGAAATCTAACAAAGAGATAATCTTCAACACCACCAATACAGATATGAATATACCCAAGAAAAACTATACACATTTTATTATCAAGGGTACAGCAATATCAAATGGAGAGTGGCACAGATTATCTACACCTCAAGATACTGTTAGGTGGTCTGCATTTGAACTCAAACACCTACGACACAATCGTACCATACAGCAATCTTATCCACACATGATGAATAGATTACAGAATACTTATGATTCTGGTCAGACATTGTGGTCAAAGCTATGCGACTATTCTCTTAGAACTGTGAGAGAGATAACAACTAGGCAAAGATGTCAAGCTGTAACAAAAGAATTATCCAGACAGAGATACTTCAACAACTTCAAGCTACCTCGTACAGCTAAGACTATTCAGTTTGAGACTATACAGTACGAAGTATCTGCTAGAAAGAAGAGAGGTTTGTCTCTTGGTACACCTCGTGTCAAAGGACAATCAGTAATATCATCTGTGTTCAACTATCCATTAGAGAACAATCACAGATACACATTGAATTGGTCATCACTACGACACGCACATAATGGTTATGCAGTATAATACCGATTGTATACCGAAAGATTCCGATAGGTACTGATATCGAGGTAAGTGGGGTAATGACTATCTCTTATATATAAAATATATATATATATAATAAAAATTGTATGTATATAGTAATATATAGGAGTCTTCCGCCACCCATTCTACCAAAAGCGTACCTCTCGGTATCTATCGGTAGTCTATCGGTATAATGCCTAATTATTTTATTGACAAAAGAAAGGATTATGATATGATTACATTTACAATATTTGCACTAGGACTAGCTACAGGAATGTTGGCTACTTATATTACATACTGCATATGGGTAATCTGTATGTGGATAATTAATCAGAAGAGGGGGATATGATATGGAAACTATATTAACTTATATAATCTTAATTGTTCTTGGTACTCTCGTACTTTGGTGGGGGACAACACGATGAGACTAGATAAACACCTACCACCCAACGCAATACAGGTCAGATATGTACACCCATACTATGAAGGGGTGTATGATGATGAGGATAACTTTGTAGAAGAATACTGCACCAATGAAAGTACAGCTACCGATGTATACAAACTAATCAGAAAAGCACATAGGGAAAAACAATCTTACTACTACCGAAGAAGAACTAGAGGTTTATCATCTGAAGATGCTAGGAATTATGGCTCTTGGGTAGACAGACAGCACACTACCGACATACCTAAATACAACATCAAGGTCAGGAAACTTGGTCGCAGAGTTGTCATTGAATACAACCCAGAGTATGCACTCAAGATGTTTGAGATACAAAAACAAAAACTAATCAATGCAAACAAACCCAGACACAGATCTGCCCCAAAGGTATTTATGGATGCCCAAACAGCCGCACAAGAACGAGCTAGGGTAAGTATAGAAGATATGTTTAGAGACATGGAGTTAGATACATCATTACTACCATCAGAAAGGAATGAACATGAATGAGATAGGACAGAAAGTATCCAAGAAAGATTTGAATCTCGTACAAGTAGAATGGCTCGACGCAATGTCGGATGATAACACTTGGCAAGAACTAGATGAACTACGAAAACAAAAGCTAAGACCTGTCACCTGTGTCGGTTGGCTGCTAACACAAAATTCAGAGGTGACTATACTTATATCATCATTCGATGAAGATAGTCAATGTGGTGGTGGGGGTACAGTTATACCTACTAACTGCGTACAAAAAATTACGAAGGTAAGGGAGAAAAATGACGACACAAACAACTAGCCTATTTGTATATGGCACACTCAAGAGGGGGCACAGATTGAATAGTGTGCTAGGCGGCGGCTCAACTTTGATATACCCTGCCATAACACTATTAAACAACTACGACTTACAGGGATATGCCGACGCATTTCCTATAATGACACTAACAGAAGAAGGAGAAGGATACAGAATATTGGGAGAACTATATTCAGTAATGCCCTCTGTCATGGATAGGGTAAACTCTATCGAGGGTGGTGCGGGTTACATACCATACATAGTAGATGTGAGACCGATAGATTCTAATGAGAAAAGAGTAGAACAAGCAATCACATTTATCTATCCTAACACCGACAAGTACATGACCTTATCGCCTATCAATTCTACCAAGATGTCTGACATAACAGGGGAAGTAAAGGTGTGGGCATGATGCATTTTGTAACAAGTCTGATGATGATTATATGTTTGACTTGCATACCAACGGCACTTATGATAGGAGTGTTTACCGATCCTTACTACAGGAATCCGCTTGTATTTGGGATACTAATTTTTACAGTTATGATAGGAGTATTTATATGGCAAGAGACCCATACAAGAAAAAAATAGAAAAAGAAGAAGATATACTTGAAGACGGAGATTTTGTTTTAGATGGATACAGTATTCATTTAGACAAGAATGTTGCAAAACACAATGATGATTTGGAACAAGATATAAACGATTACGAAGATATACAGGAGGACTATGCCTTTCAATCCGAAGACACACAACCTATTGCAGTCGACAGATTTGTCAGTCGCTTTGGAAAAAGCCGTCGATCATCTAGATAACTCAGAGACAGACGAGCCATTTATTTGTGTAAAAACTGATAAGCCTTTCTCATTGAAGATGAGGTTTCATCAATACATCAAAGCCTTTAAGGTGCAGATGAAAGATGTAGCAGAGGTAGATGAGAATAAATATGACCACCTTACCTTTACCGATGAAGGAGATAAAGAATTAATTATTACTTCTTCCTTAGAGAAAGACCAATTAGTATTACTAACAGATGAAGGAGACATACTATGAAGAAGAAAGATAAACAACTAGAGGATGATGTAAAACTTTTTGCAGATTGCTGTTCTGATTTGAAAAAACCAATAGCAGAATTATCCAAGAAGTATCCTATAAACATGATACACTCAGCACTCATGGAAGTAGGACTTCGTATGTCTATGCTTAGCATGGGTACAGAAAATACTATGGCTATCTTTGAAACAATTATGAGTAACTTAGGTGGCTATGGTACACTCATAGACCAAGACACTCGTGCCATGAGGGAACGAGGTGAAGATGAACTAGATGCAATAGAGAATTGGGAATACAATGTCAACATCAGCAAGACCATCCATTGACCATGTGCCAACACAGTTAAAGTATTGGGCAGACAAAATGTACGACGCAGAATTTGAAGACAGGTGGAGAGCCTATCATGAGGCTAGGACTATCTACTTAATGTACAAAAGACTTAACGATGAAGGAATAGAATATGAACCAAACTTTTAGAAAGATAACTCCGAATAGTGGAGCCTCTTGGTATGTAAAATGGACAGCAAGTATTATTATGATAGTAGGCATGGTTATGACAGCTATAGAATTTACACCATTTAATTTATTCTTTCACTTGGGCGGAGTCACAGGTTGGTTTATTGTAGGATGGATGTGGCACGACCGAGCACTGCTAACAGTTAACTCAATAGCCATGTTCATATTCGCAGTAGGTATCTTGTTAAACTTTTAGCTTGACAATTTATTTACATATGATAATATATAAAGAAAAGGAGAACTCATGACAATAGATATAACTGACTACGATAGACTTACATCGGACAATCAAGTAAGACTTTTAAATATACTTCTTGATACAAATAAAAAGCTAGAAAGAATAGCCATTGCCTTAGAAGAAAAAGAAAAGGAGAGCAAATGAAATATGATGTAACGACTAGCCATATGTTTACACAGCATTGGATTGTTGAAGCTAAAGATAAAGACCAAGCGGCGGAAAAAGTTGCCAACGGCAAAATAAAATTTGATAAAACTTCCAGAAAGTTTGTATCTGATAAACTAACAATGGGGTTAGTCACAATACCAGATGTAGCCATTCGTTCTGTAGAACCTCTCGAAGGTCAAGAACAAGGCTTTGAAACATTTGATGTAGATGTACAGGGAAGTTATGGAGGTACAGACCCAGAATGATTATAGATGTTAGAAGTGACGAGTGTGTTTATATTACTATAAATAATACTGTGTATTATATTGATGATTCAACAGGCGAACGCATTATGAAAAAATGGAAAGAAGAAAAATAAAATGAAAAATGTATTAGCAACCTTTACCATACAAGACAACGGCTATGAATACTTTGACTATGCCCTCTTTCCAAGAGGGATGTCTAATGATGAGATGTTAAAAGAAATGTTTGAACCTGTTGATGATAATGAGGATAGAACATTTAAGATATATAAGTTACAAGAGGTAACCAAAGAAACAGAAGATGTGTTAAGAGATTTACACATAGCATTTTAAGGGGGCACATGAAAGAGCCAAAAGAAATACATTTAATGGATAAGCAAATAATTATAAACATCATGGATAAGATAAAAGAACAATACAATGTAGACAATCTAAAAGAAGATTCATTGGATGCTTTTCTCCATCTGTGGGATGAATTAAAGGAGGCTATCTATGCCAAAAAAAGATGATGAGTTGGTCATACCAACAGAACTATTAGAGAAAGACCCTAATGAACTTGCACAAAATGAGAGCGAGATACAAACGATAATATCGTATCTACAAAAAACTCGTGAGAATATTAGGTCAGCAGAAAAAGCAGGTAAGAGAATTACTAGCAAGACAGCAAAGGTAAAGACACCCGAGCCCGTAACACAAGGCAGTATACTTGATGTACTGATTAAGGATGTATAATGGATTTATTAGACTCAGTTAAGTTACCAAAGTATGTATACGAAGACGGTAAACCTAGACAAAATGTATGGGATACTTCAAGCCTATCATCTTTCCTAGCTTGCCCTCGTCTGTATAATCTTACAAACCTAAATGGTTACAAGATGAAATCATACGGCACAGTAACAGGATTTGGGTCAGCAGTACATGACGGTTTTGAAATACTGGACACAGGAAAGTTTAACAAAGAGAGCAAAGAAGAATCCATAAATAAAGCCATTAAGTATGTGCTAGAAACATATGGAGAAGATTTACAAAGTGCAGAAGACAAAGCAAGGGGACTTGAGGCGGCACTCAGAGCAATAGTATGGAGAGCAGAAGAATATTGGGATGATACCATTACAATAGCTTCCATGCCCGATGGTGCCCCCTGTCTCGAAACAAGATTTGAAGTACCCTTTGGTAATCACAGGTTCTCTGGTCGTATAGATAAGATAGTTTTATTTGCAGGGGAGTTATACTTGTGTGATACAAAGACAACTAAAGCGGCGTTGAGTGAGCAATATTTTAAAATGTACAGACCAAACAACCAGGTGTATGCATACTTGTGGGCGGCTCGTGAAATCATGGGGTTACCTGTTAAAGGTTTTATTATTGAAGGAGTGCAAACAGGTGCTAACTTCTGTAGATTTAATCGTACAGTATTTAATGTATCTAAAACTTCTATTAATGAATGGTACATGGATGCACAGTACTCATTATCTGTAGCGGATTCTTTTTGGGATGCGGGTTACTACCCTGCAAACTTTACCGCATGTGGTAACTATGGTGGCTGTAAGTTTAGAGAAGTGTGTGGCGAATCACCAGAACATAGGACTACATTACTTAACGAAGACTTTGATAGGCAAGTGCATGAAAGTCTACATCAAAAGGGTGAGTTAATTCATGCAGAAGATTTATTTAAAAAACAAAATAAAAAATAATTGTTGACAATTTTTGTCAATATGCTATTATTACAATACAGGAGATAAATATGGCAAGTATTAGAAATCATACATCAACTGATGTAACTAAATTACTTCTCGTTGGAGATAGTGGCTCGGGTAAAACTGCAACGCTAGCAACACTAGCTAATGCAGGTTACAACCTACGCATACTAGACTTTGATGATGGGTTAGCTATCTTACCAGAGTTCTTAATAGACTCAGCGGTGGATAGAGTAAGTTTCGTAACACTAAAAGATCCAATAGGCAAAGCAGATGCATTTCGTAAAAGTGCAAACTTAATTGGTAATTGGAAAGATGGTGACGAAGACTTTGGGCCTGTTAATAAATGGACAAGTAAAGACGTTCTAGTTATTGACAGCTTAACATTGATGGGTGAAGCGGCTTTAAGGGGGGCACTATCGTTTAATAACAAGAAGCCTACCGACCAAGCTACTCAACCAGAGTGGGGAACCGCCGCTCGTGATGTGCAAAACATTGTTCAATATATAACAGGTTCAGAAGTTCCGTGTAATGTGGTAGTGACCACACACATGCAATACATGGAAGGAGACACGGGAGTTTCCAAGGCATACCCAACTAGTGTCGGGTCTAAACTATCTACTAAACTGGGTAGGTATTTTAACTGCGTGTGCAGAATAGATACTAGAACATCCAGTAAGGGAACTGAGCGTACCTTACGAACTGTTTCAGATCATAGAATGGATTTAAAAGTAACGGCTCCAAGTTTACTTGAGGCAAACGTTCCTTTAGATTTAGCTAAGTTATTTGAAGCTATTCAAACAAGTGCTCGTAAAAAATTGTCGAAAGACAATGTCATTAACATCAAAACAGGAGGTAAATAATGGCAGATATTCAAAACTTTTTAACCATGCATCCAGACGATATACCAGAAACGCAGGTGCTACCAGAAGGTAGTTACGACTTCGTTATCACTAGTTATCGTTCGGATAAAGTTGGTGAGAAGCAAAATGAGATTGTGCGTATCAACGTAAAGGCTCAAGCAGTTCTGGAATCAGACATCACAGATGGTGATTTGGAAAACTGTGAACCAACCAGATTGGAGTTCTGGGCTACTAAAAATGCTCTGAAACAGGGTAACCCTGTTATCTCATTGAAATCTTTCTTGTTTAGTGCTATGGGCATGGACAAGGTAGGCTTTGGTGAAGCATTAGAGCAAAGCATTGGTCAAACATTTAGCGGTGTTGTGAAACACGAAATGGTTGGCAGAAATAAAGATATACTACAGGCTTCGGTCAGTCGTATATTGAAAGCGGCATAATCATATGGGTGAGTATGCAGTGCACAGAAGAGTTGCGTCACAACTTGTAGATAAACCACAGATCTGCATTGTTATGGATCATCCTTCCAACGACGAAGTACGTTTGAATAAAATACTTGCAGGTGATTTTATTATAAGCAGAATCTGTACACAAGTCGGTATTGACATTAACAAATGCATGCTCACCCACGCATTCCAACTAAAGCCTGCACAGGACAACTTACAAAACTTCTTTCATAAAAGAAGTGAGTACAAAGCTTTATGCAAAGACTCTGAGTGGAGAACGCCTTATCCGATTACCACCTATGGATACCTCAAACAGGAGATGGGTCAAGACTTAGAACGTTTGTATAATGAAATCAATGAAGCACAGCCTAACGTAATTATTGCAATGGGTAGTATTTCATTGTGGGCACTGACGGGCTTTGATAAGATTGGTGTGTATCGGGGTGCTGTGATTGAATCTTCTACGGATTCTCTTAACAGAAATTACAAAATTATACCTTCTTATAGTCCGTCAGCCGTCTTTAAAAATTATGGATTTAGATATCATCTTTATTCAGATTATAAAAAAGCAAAACGAGAATCAAGAACATCAAAGATAAATTACGAAGAACGAGAACTTTGGATAGAACCAAGCATAGAAGACTTATATACATTTGAAAGTAAATACATCAAAGATTTGGGTGACACCAAGCCTTTATCATTCGACATTGAAACAGCAGGCGGGCAGATAACTTGTATTGGGTTTGCCCCCTCCTTAAACCACGCAATCGTTGTACCATTTACATATAACTATTGGGCTGAACCCGATAGGAAAAAAGCTTGGGCATGGGTTAAGAGATTATTAGAAGACGAGACCATAGTTAAAGTTGCACAGAACCAGACATATGATGTGTCATGGTTGAAGTATATGCAAGACATAGAAGTCAGAGGAACGATCCACGACACTATGCATGCACAACACTCATTGCAACCAGAACTAGAAAAAGGTCTTGGATTCCTGGGCTCCACATACACTAACGAGGGTGCATGGAAAACTTTAGCCAAGTTTTCTGACAGCACAAAAGCCGATGAGTAGTGAAACGACCCAATTTTTTCTCAGCTAAATCCATAGATAAAGTATGGGATCAGCAATCCGAATCTTATGTAAGATTGTGGCGAGCCGTCCTTGACCAACTGTTGCAAGATTTATTGTATGAAGGTAATGGTAAAGAAGATAGGAAAGCCCACATATATTCGTGGCAGTGGTTTGATAAAGATATAGAAGACTTTGAATCGGTGTGTGACTTGGCTGATTTAGATGCGGCTAGAACAAGGACAGAGATTAACAAACTAATGGAGAAGGTATATGGCAGTAACTATAAACGAAAATTTGAAGAAAGCAAAAGAGCTATTGAGTGGCGACAGAGAAAAAGAATACGGAAACAAAAAAGCCAATCATGAAAACATAGCTAAACTTTGGACTGCTTATCTTAAGACAGAAGTTTCTGCCCACGATGTAGCTATCTGTATGCTACTACTAAAAGTTGCACGACTACAACAAGGAACTCCTAGTGCCGATACATATATTGATATGGTAGGGTACTCGGCTATTGCAGGAGAGATATGCGAATAATTAAAAATACAGAAATAGGCAAACACGAGTTATCTAAGAATCAAATGAATTGGGTGTACTGTGCTTTAGATTGCACACTTACTCATGAGATATGGACAAAGATTTACGAAGAGTTGGATGAAGAAGTAAGGGGCACATATCAATTTGAATTAAACAGCTTAAAGCCTGCGATGAGTATGATGTTAAAAGGACTCAAAGTAGATGAGGAGAAAGTACGTAGTATAAAGGAACCTCTTAAGAAGAATAGATTAAAACTAGAACGTATGTTACATTTGTTTGCCAATGCTGTATGGGGTAAAGATTTAAATCACAACAGCCCTGTTCAACTTAAAAAACTTTTATACGAAGAACTAAACTTACCACCTGTTGTTTCCTACAAGGGGGGCAAGCAAAAGATATCTACAGATAGAGCGGCGTTGGAACAATTATCAGAAACATATCCAAGAGCCAAACCATTCTGTTACACCATACTAGCACTGCGTGATATCGACAAACACTTATCTGTATTGGCATCTACAAGAGACAAAGACGGGCGTATTCGTTGCTCGTACAATGTAGCAGGCACAGAGACAGGTCGTTGGTCTTCTTCAGAAAGTCCTTGGCGTACAGGTACTAACTTACAAAATGTGACGAAAGATTTACGCGCTGTATTCATACCTGACACAGGACAAAAAATGTTCTATGCGGATTTAGAACAAGCAGAATCTAGAGCGGTTGCATATTTAGCAGGCGATCAAAATTATATAGATGTTTGTGAGAGTACAGACTTGCATACAGAAGTTGTTAAAATGGTCTGGCCCAACATGGGTTGGTCTGGAGATCCTAAACAAGATAGAGCACTAGCGGACAAACCTTACTATTTGCATCACAGTTACAGAGATATTTGTAAACGAGCAGGACATGGTACTAACTATGGTGTTACGGCACACTCGCTTGCACGTCAGATTAAAATAAAAGTATCACAAGCTACAAGATTTCAGTTGCTTTATTTTGGTGGTATGGTATCATTAGAATCAGTAGAACGTTGGCATAAACAAGACATCAAGGGGGGCTTCAGAGAATTGATTGACCAAGGAGAAAAACTATCTGGCAATATGTTAAAAGTTAAAGGGGCGTTTCCTGGAATCAGAGATTGGCACCGTGCTATTCGCTTAGAACTAAATGAAAAGGGTTGCTTGACAACTCCATTAGGCAGACGCAGACAGTTTTGGGATAGACTATCAGACAATTCTACCTTACGACAAGCCATTGCTTATGTACCACAATCAACAATAGGTGACTTACTCAATCTAGGTTTGTACAGAGTATGGAATGAGTTGGCTAGTGAAGGTGTTGAAGTGTTGGGTCAAGTACATGATGCAATACTCGGTCAATGTCCTATAGATAAAATAGATGAACTAATGCCAAAAGTATTAGAAAGAATGCACAATCCATTGATGGTCGATGGACGTAAAATGATTATACCGTCTTCAGTTGAGATTGGTGACACATGGAAGGATATGAAAACATGGCACGGAATTACCCAGATTACATAAAGGCTTGTGTAGATGCAGTTAAATATAGCCCCATTCCTAAACCATTTGCACAATGGACAGCTATCTCATCAATCGCAGGTGCATTGGGAAGAAAAGTTTGGTTTCCTATGCCTAACTATAACATTGGGTCTAACCTATTTGTTATCCTAATTGCATCGCCTGGTCGTAATAAATCAGTAAGTTTAATAGTACCTTTCTCAAAAGTATTCAGTAGACTTACATCACCTGTAGGTGCAACAGAAGAAGATCATAATTTTAATTCTGGTTTAGATGCATATGGATTACGCAATCATCCTTTGTATTCTATACAAGATAGAATTACTCCAGAGAAACTTGCGGTTGATATGACTAAGATTACTCGTATGGATTTACGTTTATGTACAGAAGAGAATCCAGAATTTTATGATTCATCTTTGACTCTAGTAACTTCAGAGTTTGGTACATTCATGGGCAGGAACGAAAGATACTTGCAAATGTTTTTAACAGATATGTGGGATGCAAAAGATCAGTACAGTCACAAAACAAAAACATCTGGTGAATATATTATTGAAGGGCCTTGTTTAAATTGGATTGCGTGTGCAACACCAGAACAGTTTGTAGATAACTTACCAGAAGACGCAAGGTCACAAGGACTACTATCACGCATAATACCAATCTTTTACGAAGGCGAAAGAATACCACAAGACTTAAATCAAAAAGTTATTAGTGAAAGTATGCTCAACAATTTACGTAATGACTTAAGTCATGTTGCTAAAATGTATGGGCCTATGACTTTTCACAAAGATGCTTTTGATAAGGCCAATGAAGATATTTTTTACAACTTAAAACCAGAGCCAACAGATCCACACTTATCTGAGTACTGCCAAAGACGTGTATCCCACTTCTTAAAAATAGCAATCTCAGTGTCTGCTTCAAGACGTACTTCTCGTGAGATCATGTTGGAAGACTGGGAACTTACTAAAGAGATTATGTTTGATATGGAACAGAACATGCCTAAAGCACTGGAGGGTTTTGGTATGGCAAGAACAGGGCGTATTGCTCACGATATGAGGGTGTGGTTGGATGCCACACTTGCAGGCAAAAAGACGCACATAAGTATGCGTGCTTTTAAACGTGAGTTACTTAGAAAGATTCCCAATCCTGGCGAATTAGATCAAACTATAAGAGCAATGGAAGATTCGGGTTACATAAAAGTTGAAGGTAATTTAGTCTTTCCTTGTAAAAAGTGATTGATTGTTAAAATGAAAAATGTTATACTGCAAACTTTGCGTGTGAAAATAAAGGAAAATTATGAAACTAGAAATTGATATGACTAAAGACAATCTGCTACCTCAAAATGCAGTAGATATCTTACGAGATAGGTATATGTTACCAGAAGAATTAAGCCCACAAGAGTCTTTTGCTAGAGCTTGTATGGCATTTGCTGATAATAAAGCACATGCTGAAAGGCTGTATAAATATGTATCTAATCTGTGGTTTATGTTTGCATCACCACTCTTATCAAATGGGGGCACTTCAAGAGGTCTCCCTATATCTTGTTTCCTAAATTACGTACCAGACAGCCGTGAAGGACTGGCGGATCATTACAATGAAAACATATGGTTATCTAGTATGGGGGGCGGAATAGGTGGTTATTGGGGTCATATTCGCTCACAGGGACAGTCAACTAGTACAGGTAATAAAACCACAGGGGTAATTCCTTTTATGCACGTAGTAGACAGCCAAATGCTTGCTTTTAACCAAGGTTCTACCAGACGTGGCTCATATGCCAGTTACATGGACATATCACACCCAGAAATCGTAGAGTTTATAGAGATGAGAAAACCTACAGGCGGCGATATCAATAGAAAGAATTTAAACATGCATCATGGTATAAACATACCAGACAAGTTTATGAAGGCTGTAACAGAGGATTTAGATTGGGATCTTATTGATCCGAACAGCAAAGATGTAGTACAAACAGTAAAAGCCAGAACTTTGTGGATTAAACTTATGGAAACACGTATGCAAACTGGTGAGCCTTATCTAATGTTTATTGACACAGTTAACAAACATTTACCTAAAGAATTGAAAGCTAAAGGTTTAAAAGTAAATCACTCCAACTTGTGTAGTGAGATTACCTTACCTACAGCAGATGACCGAACAGCAGTATGTTGCCTATCAAGTTTAAACTTAGAATACTTTGACGAGTGGTCTCAAGATGAAATGTTTATCGAAGACATTATGCGTATGTTAGATAATACGTTGACTAGCTTTATTAAGAGTGCCCCCTCTAGCATGTGGAGAGCATCTAAAAGTGCTGAGTCAGAACGCTCTATTGGTTTAGGCACTATGGGTTTTCATTCATACTTACAAAAAAATAACATAGCTTTACAAAGTCCTATGGCGATGGGCCCTAACTTAAAAATATTTAAACATATTAAAAAACAAGCAGATCAAGTTAATCTGTTATTAGGAAAAGAACGCGGCGAAGCACCCGACATGAAAGGTTCTGGTAAAAGATTTGCACACATGATTGCTATTGCACCAAATGCAAGTAGCTCTGTTATATGTGGTAACACTTCACCAAGTATAGAACCCTTACGTGCAAATGCATTCTCGCAAAAAACATTAAGTGGTACGTTCTTAATTAAGAATAAGTACTTAGAACAATTATTAGAAAAGAAAGGAAAAAATACAAAAGATGTTTGGCAAACTATTATTACTAGTGGAGGAAGCGTTTCTACCTTGGACTTCCTCAATGATAAAGAAAAAAATATATTCAGAACTGCTATTGAAATCGACCAAGCCTGGCTCATTGACCTCGCAGGAGAAAGACAAAAGTATATCTGCCAAGCGCAATCGTTAAATTTATTTTTCCCACCTGATGTAGAAGTCAGAAGATTAAATAATGTACACAAACGTGCGTGGACTAAAGGATTAAAAACGTTATATTACTTACGCAGTGAAGCTATCAGACGAGCAGAAAATATATCTGTTAAAGTCGAAAGACAAGTACGTGCAGATAGCGAAGAAGAATGCGTAATGTGCGAGGCATAGAAAGGATAAAAAATGTCAGTATTTAATAGTAGATCATATTATAAACCATTTAAATATGAGTGGGCATTTGAAGCCTATGATATGCAACAAAAGATGCATTGGTTACCAAGTGAAGTACCGCTTCATGAAGATGTCAATGATTGGAACAATAGAATGAATGTAGGGGAAAAGAATTTAGTAAAACAAATTTTAACTTTCTTTACTCAAGGTGATGTAGATATAGCACAAGCTTATATGGATGTCTATATGCCTATGTTTAAACAACCAGAAATCAGAATGATGCTGTCTGCTATTGCAACTAGCGAAGCAAACCATGCACATTCTTATTCTTTGTTAAATGACACAATAGGTATGGATGATAAAGACTATAAAGCTTTTCAAGAGATAAAGGCCATGAATGACAAACATGAGTATTTGTGGCGTAATAAGGGGGGCACGGAGGAAGAGAAGATTGTCAGAGACATGGCAGTTTTCTCTGCCTTTGGCGAAGGCTTGCAACTATTTGCTAGTTTCGTAATGCTCTTGAATTTTCAACGTTTTGGTAAGATGAAAGGTATGGGTCAGATCGTGGCGTGGTCTATCCGTGATGAGTCTCACCATGTCGAGAATATGATTAAGTTATTACATTGTGTATTAGATGAAATGCCTCACGTATGGCATGATGATTTTAAAGCTACCTTGTACCAGATCTGTAGAGAAATGGTTGACCTTGAGGATAAGTTTATAGATCTAGCATTTAACTTAGGCCCTGTAGAAGGACTAGAACCAAGCGATGTAAAGCAATATATAAGACATATTGCTGACAGAAGATTGCTACAATTAGGCCTAAAACCTAATTATGGCGTAAAAGATAACCCTCTCGAATGGGTCGATTGGGTAGTGAGTGGCGTAGAACATACAAATTTCTTTGAGAATAAAGCTACAGAATATGCCAAAGGTACTCTGACAGGTACTTGGGATGAAGCTTTCTAGCTTTCCAGCTTTCCAGCTTTTCTGGAGAGAAGGGGTAAATAAGTATTGACTCAAAATCAAAAGTATGTTATTATTCTAAATAAGGGGGGCACATAAGGGCAGTCCCATTGTAAAGGTTCTGAGCTGGGCAGCTCGTCCCTACCTTTGCAGTGGTCTGCCCTTTAGCTTTTGTGTGTGATGGAATTTTCCAAAGACGAACTAAAGAAGTATACTAAAGAATATCAAGTACGGGGCCGTGAGGCTTATTCAAAATCCCGTAGTCGCAAGACAGATCCAAAAGAATCTGCGAAAGCATATAGAGAATATCTGGACTGTCAAGCTATGGTAAGAAATATTAATTATAAAGTAAATCACGATACGTGGTTGTATGATGATCTGCCTGGTGGCAGGTTGGTGAAATACTTTAAAGTATTGGCATCTGGCGATCCAGAAAGACAGGGTCAAATTGTAGATGCTTTTGGGAGGGTATGTGTACCAAGAGAAAGAGACGAAGCATGATGGCTTTGCGAAAAAACTATACTACGATTTTCGTAGAACCAAAAAAGGTTTATCACATTGGGATAAACTAGACTTTAAAGAAAGAGATGAGTGGCGTGGTATCGCTCAACTTAAAAAGCGTGAGAGCAAATACTTTAAAAAACTAAGAAAACAGGCAGGAGAAAAAGATGAAAGACACACTACAAGAATCGGTTAATGCTGTTGTATTAGCCAAAGGCAGTAAGTCCGAAGCATCAAGAAACTTAAAAATACCACGCACCACTTTAGTGAGTAGATTGGAAGCGGCGGAACGTGCTGGTATCACACCAACAGTTAAATCACCAGACTTAGAAGTTGCTTTAGCAGAGCAGAAAATGGCTAATGATTTACAAGTTAAGGACTTAAAAAGACAGCTAGAAGAAGCTACATTGCAGAATGTAACCTCTAGTTATATACGTAAGCATGTATTTGAGTTAGGTAAATACAATGCAAGACCACCTAAATGGTTGATTAAATCATCGCCCGCAAAGGGGGCACCAGGTGTTCCTACTTTATTCCTAAGTGACTTTCACTATGGTGAAGTAGTTAAACCCGACGCTGTGAATAATCTAAATAAATTTGATAAAAAGATTTCGCAGTTGCGATTGAAGTCAACTGTAGAAACAGCTATCGATTTGTGTCAGAATCATATGGTAAACCCTAAGTACCCAGGCATTGTCTTGGCTCTCGGTGGTGATATGATGTCTGGTACTATTCATGATGAACTAACAGAAACAAACGACGGAACTTCTATAGACCATGTGTTAGAATTATTTGACCAGTTAGTCTGGGCAATCAATGCATTGGCTGATAAGTTCGGTAAAGTTTTTGTACCTACTGCATACGGCAATCACTCTCGTATGTATCAGCAGTATAGAAACAAAGAAGCGGCTCATTTAAGTTTTGATTGGTTGTTGTATAATATGTTGGAGAAACATTATACTGCGGCTAAAGATGACAGAGTCCAATTTCAAATTCCTGTTGGATTTGACACGTACTATAAAGTATATAATACTAGTTACTTGCTTACACACGGAGACAGACTCGGTGTGAGAGGTGGTACTGGTATCGTGGGGATGTTAGGCCCTATAGCGCGTGGAGTCCAAAAGGTAAGATCGGAATACGCTAACCTTAATAAGTCCATTGATATGGTTATTATGGGGCATTACCATCAGTATATTTCGATTAAAGGAGCTATTGTTAATGGCTCACTCAAAGGTTATGATGAGTACGCGATGGGTAATAGATTCGCTTTTGAGATACCAAAACAAGCTTTATGGTTCACACATCCTCAGTACGGGGTGACTTTCCAAGTGCCTGTAATCGCCGAACAAGGCGTGCCAAAGGTGCCAAAGAAAGAGTGGCTACAATGGGCATCCTAAAAGCTGATTCGAGGGGGGTAGGTCTTGTATGTGCCCCCTTTGTCTGCTATAATAGTAGTAACGGAGGAACTCATGGAAAATAACAAAATGACCCCACCTGTAGATTTTCAGATGGGTAAAGTAAAGATTGGCGGAGACGCTGTAAAAGTAGAGGAATCAAAAGATGACGATAACAAGAAGTCAGCTAACGAAAACAACGGAGAGAAAGATGCCTGAAGGTAAAGGAACTTACGGAACTAAGAAAGGCAGACCGCCTAAGAAAAAGAAACAAATGGGTAAACCACCTGGGATGTTAAAAAAAATGAATACAGGCAATCCATTTTCAGCAGGTGCAAGCACAACTAAAAAGAAGGGAATGCCTACTGCAAGTAAAAAAGCAGCAGGTAAGCAAAAGCTAGCGGCTATGTACGGAGACCCTAAAAAAATAACTAGAGGCGATATTATTACTGCCGCTAAAATGAAGAAGAAAACAAAGAAAGCATAATGATTAAGATTTGGTTACTTGTTGCTTTTATGTCATCACCTGGATGGCCATCGGTTAGAACACAAGCATTTGTGTATCCGAATGAAGGTATGTGCGTACAAGCACAAGTAGACTTTCTTAATTTTTATGAAACTCAACCAGACAGTTATAAAAATACTACAGTAATAGATGCTCATTGTTTAGAGTTTGAATCATTTGCTATTCCTGGGTTGCAAGACATGGGTTATGACAGCTAGCAGTTGTAAGAATTGTGGACATGGGTGTCATTGCTCGAACAGTGGTAGTTGCAGTTCTTGTGGCTGTGCTAACTGTGAACATGAAACCGATAAAGAATCAGAAAGACTTTGGGATGGCGGATACTGATAATCAAGGTATAGGATTACTAAATACAATATATAATATTCTTGGTTTAAATAGCGAAGAAGAAATAAGTATGTTAGATTCTGATGAAATAAACAAATTAGCACTTGATGCTGGTTTTGATAAAGAACAAGCAAAAATTATGACAGCAATTTCATTAGCTGAGTCAGCAGGAAAACCAAATGCATTTAATGATAATGAAAAAACAGGCGATTTGTCTTATGGTTTATGGCAAATAAATATGCTAGATAAACCCAATTTTAGAATGGGTACGGAAAGACGAGATCAATTTGGGATAGAAGATAATGATGCATTATATGATCCCAGTATCAACGCCATGGCGGCAAAAAATATATTCGACAAGCAAGGATTTGATGCTTGGTCAGTGTATAAAAGTGGAAAATACAAAGAATTTTTATAATACATAGGTGGAGGTATAATATGTTAGGTGGATTACCAGTAGAAATGATTACAATGCTAGGCTCTAGTGTTCTTGGTGGAGTAATGTCCATTTGGGGTCAGAGTATCAAAGCTAAACAAGACCAACAAAAAATGTTATTAGCTAGAGCTGATAACCAAATGAAACACATTGATAAAGCTCGTGCATACGAGAACAAAGGCTTTCAATGGACTAGAAGAATCATAGCACTATCTGCTGTGGCATCTATTATTGTATGGCCGAAGATTGCTCCTGTGTTTTTTGATACAACAGTTATACTAACATGGACTGAATTTACTAGAGGGTTTTTATTCTTAATCGAAAGCAAAGAATTGGTTATGGATAAATCATTTAATGGATTAATTATTACACCATTAGATACACACTTAATGTCAGCTATAATTGGATTATACTTTGGAGGTAGCCTTGTTAAAAAATAATTTACTATTAGCAGTTTTGCTAACTTTTATACTAACTGTGAGTTCTGTACCTGCGTGGGGAGATTCAACAAATGATAACAACGCGCAAACAAATTCATCAGGCAGTAATACTCAGATAACAGGTGGGTATACAGCCACTACAACAAACAACAATGATGGTCAAACAAATACTACTACCACAACAAACAGTACTACTAATTCAACTACTGGATCTGACATACCTGTAGGGTCGGCAAATGCCCCCTCTTACTCAGCAATGAGTCAAGATGTATGTTCTATGGGTATTAGTGGTTCCGTATCTACATTGGGTTTAGGTATTTCGGGGGGCAAACATGTCAGAGATTTGAACTGTGAACGCATAAAATTATCTAAGGTACTTTTTGACTACGGCATGAAGGTAGCGGCTGTGTCAATTTTGTGTCAAGATGAGCGAGTTTTTGAAGCGATGCTTATGGCAGGAACTCCTTGTCCGTTTGAAGGTAAGATTGGTAAAGAAGCTATTGACCAATGGGAAAAGTATGATGTTGAAAGACCAGACTATCAAGCTTACGTATCTAAGTTAGAAACTAGATCTCAGATTGATGCTGAATTAGCGGCTATTGAACAGGCTAAAATTGACCAAGCTATTATGGAACAAGAAGAAGCTGAGCGTCAAAGAATACTAGCTGAAGAAAAAGCGGCAGAGCAATTACGTTTAGAACAAACAATAGTTGAAACTGATTTAGAAACTAAGGAACAGAGAATAATTAACGTACACAACTAATGCAATATCTTATAGCATTTTTAGTTACTTTTAGTTTTTTGTTTGCTTGGGACAAAGCTTTCTCTACTGAAGTAGACACTGGTAATATATTAACCAATTCTACTTTTGGGACAGGCGACACTACAACTACAACAGGTTGGTCAACAAGTGGTGATGACGGTATTCACACTCATGGCGAATGGGGATTTCCATATCAAACAGGTATGGATGATAGCGGTGGAGTACTAGCGTTTGAGGGGCATGAGGAAGATAATGTATACCAGGATGTAGATTTAGTTGGTGATGGCCATTTAACACAACCAGAAATGAAGCAAGGCTTTACCTCAACCATGGGAGCAGACGTATGGTTTTGGAACAATATAGAAAACACACTTACTCTTAAACAAACTGTTACAGGAGCTGATGGCTCAGTATCTACACAAGTTAGAGAGATAACTGGCACCAGCACTACAGATGGTAATACATTTAAAAACTACACAAATGTTTACATTCAAGGTTCAAATACACAAACAGATATTACAATCAGAGCAGAGTTATTTAATAAAACAGCAGGCACAGCTTATGATAACTCCCATCGTGGGCCAGATGTTGATAATGTTACATTAAATATAACGTACAATGAGATACCCCCTATCAATGAAGATGCGCAAGATGCTATAGATGACATAGAAAATAACATACCTAAAATACCAGAAGATTGGTATGATGATTCTTACGAATATAAGCCCGAAGATGACTGGTCTTGGGAGGATGATTATGTTATAATAGAAGATGATTTTGAGGACTTTATAGAGTTTGAAGAATATAATACAGAATTTGAAGACTTTGATACAGTAGTTATTGAGGATTTTGAAGAGTTTGAAGTTATTGAATTTGAAGAACCAGGTTTGGATTTCTTTGAAGAAACTGACTTTGATATGGCACCACCAGAAGATTTTTTTGAAGAAGATTATGGTGATGTTGAAATAATAGAAGAAATATTTGAGGAGGAGTTTGAAGAAGAGTTTACCGCTTTCTTAGAAGAATCTGGAATGGCTGAAGAATTTGAGGCGTTCCTAGAAGAAGAAGGCATGACTGAGCAGGAGTTTTTTGAAGAGATAGCTGAGGAGGAGTTTAATGATGAACTTACTGAGGAATCTTTTGAAGAGATTGATGAGCCACTGGAAGATAGCACAACGGAGGAAGAAAGCCTTCAAGAGGTTGCTGAGAATGAAACAGAGGCAATGGAGCCAGAACAAATGGAGGAACCAGCTTCAGAAACTAAACAAGAAGATAACGTAGCAAATAATGAATCAGAACCCGAAGAGTCAGAACAAGAAGAACCAGAAGAAAAGGAATCCGATAGCGCAAGCGCTGAGGACACCGAAGTACAGTCAGAAGAAGATGGAGAGCAAGAAACTGTACGACAGGAAGTGGACTCCGAAGACGGGATTGCTACAGATGTTGCAAAAATAGAGAGCAAAGTTAATAAGAATTTAAAGAATGTAGCTAAGCAAATAGCTAAAATAGTAAAACAAAACACAAAGAATCTCACAAAAGAAGAATTATTTTTTAAAAATAATAACGGTTTAAGCGCTTATGCTGACCAAAATTTCTATAAATCAAAACGTATCTATGAAGGTAATGTAGGTTTATTTGAAACACAGGTTGACTTAGGCGCTTATTCCATGCAAATCTATGTAGGGGCTTCACTTGTAGAATATACGGGCTCAGACCCTATCCAAAAAAGAATAGAAAAATTAGATTTTTTATCTGGACAAAAAGCTGCAATTATGTTAGAATTGCAAGTATTAAAACAACAATAATTATATGAAAATTATAGAAAAACTCTCAACATATGCCGCATTAATCGGCGTAATTGGAGCCATCGGTGGAGGCTTCTACACATGGGGCCAGTTCAATACTAGGCTTGATGCAATAGAATCAGCACCATCTGTTGACTTATCACCACTAACAGCCAAAGATAAAGAATTAGCTAACAAGATAGATGAAGCTTTACTATATGCCAATGAATACAAAGTAGACTTAATTGACAGAATTAAGAAGGTAGATGATAAAATCAAACCTACTGATTTAACTTTAGTATTTAAAGAAATTGGCAAGATTAGAGAACAAATAGCTATGCTACCAGAGCCTGCTGATCTACAACCTATTTTAGAACAACTTCAAATGTTAGAAGAATATGGTTGGGAATTAGAAGAGGATGTTGAAGAGTTAAGCAAACAAGTTGCAATCGTATCTAAAGAAAACGAACTACAAGATATTCAAATAGAAGAAGTTAAAACTTTAAACAGTAATCCGCTCGGCGGCTAATCTTTTTTATCGTTAAGTTTTTGATTTATTATTTTTTGTTCTAACTTATTACCATAACTTATAATAGCATCAATAGCTTCATCAGATGAAGTAAGTCCTCTATCTCTAAGATATTTACCTATATACCATCTGGCATTTTCTGCTGTTTGAGAATCGGCATATTTAGTATCCATTGCACGAACAAATACCTCTTCAGTTATAGCACTATTTTTAATTATGTCAGACGACATTTGATCATCTACACCTCTGTGACGGGCTTCATGCAGTAAAGTTCCTAAACCCTTTGGGCTATTCCATTGAGTATCATATACAGCAATAATATCTTTATCCCTAACCTCACGTTCAGGCCCTTTATCAGGATCTTCATAAAATTTTCTAGGGCCATGCTTAGCGTAATCTTCTGCATATTCTTCAACGCCCCCTATATATGTTGGATAAGTACTAGGATAATTACTTGGCACATATTGACCACCCACCCTTAATTTAGGAGCGTTCTTATTCATTAGTTGATATACATAATCAGAATCTAAATCTTCTAAAGGGTCTAGCTGTGTCATCTTAAACAAATCATCAAGGTACCTGTAATTTCTCTCATCAGATAATTCATGTGGCCCAGTAGCATCCTTAAGTTGAATAGGCTCAGGTGGTCTTTTTAAATCTACTTTATATTTATCAACCATCTAGTCCCAACCTAATTCTAAGATTTCTTTTTTCATTAAAGAATTTTTTGTTTTGTTTTTCTAATCTATAATCAGTATAAAGTTCCATTTTAGCTTGATCTTGCAAACGGTCAATGTCTGGTATAAAAACCAAATTAGGGGGCACTTTAGAATTAAATCTAATTATTTCTTCAGTCAATTTCTGTATCTGTTCTTGCCCTTTGCGCATTCTAGAAGTATCACCTTCTTTGTTGCCTATAATAATTTCTTTAAAAGCGTTTGTTAGTCTAGTATTCATTCGACCTTTGTAAGCACTAGTAGCGCCACCTATTTTCTTTTCTAAAAACACAGCTTCTCTAGCCGCGGCAATTTTATTAGGTGCAAATCCAGCCGCTTTTAAAACTGCATCACTAAATCCTAAATCATCACGCAACAATATTCCTCGCCCACTGTAAGCTTCACCTGTAAAGGCATACATGCCCCCCTTGTACGCATTTCGTATGAAGTTAGGAAACATTTTAGATATAACCTCTCCATAATTGCCTTCTCTTATGCCATCATTTGCTATACCTTGAGCTGCTGTTATAAATACAGAACCTGGTGCTCCTAAAAATGCTTCTGCTCGTACACCTGTATTTAATCCAGCAATTGAAGCCAGTGCCCTAACTTGTGTAGACCATGGTAAGTTTCCTAAACCAACACGTCTTGATATATCCATATTAGCGTATGCGTTAAAAGCTCCTGATGTAGCAAAGGTAATCATCCGAGGACTAAATCCTACTTCATATAACATTTTTCTAAACTCATCTCTTATATCGGAATCAATTCCTGTGTAGTATGAACGTACTATATTAACAAAGTCTTCTGCATCTTCACCACCTGGGACTGCAAAAACACCACCAGTAATCATAAGTGCAAGCAACATCTTAGCAACCATTCTTCTATTCATTTTATTTTGAGTTTTAGATCTGTTAGGGTATGTTGTTTCAATTGTGTAACCCCCTTCTTTTTTTCTTATTACAGGCAAATTCATATAATTTACGTATTGACCAACCATTTGTGATATATAAGTCATAAATAATCCAATAGCAGAACCCCACTTTCGTCCAATCAATTGTCTATTTATTTTTCCAAATACGCCAAAATTTTTATTGGTTACATATCTAGCTAATATTTCTGGTGTCAGTTTACCTTTATTATGTTCTATTTGAAATTGAAAATCTGCATCGTCTTCAAATAATAGTCGAGCATTGTCCAACATGCTTGGGTCATCAGTTGACATCCTGTACGCAGCAATAAATCCTGTTATACGTGAAAAAGCTTCCATACTATTAAATGCACCACCTATCAAAGTATTTTCTGCCGCACGTAAACTTCTAGCGTACAAATTCCCACCTAACATTTCTGTTATACCTGCTTCTTGAATAGCTTGTCCTTGTTTGATTGTACCATCAGCAATTGCTCTAGTAATAGCTTTGCCTAATCCAGGTCTGTCATCTGGAACTTTGTCGACATTTAAGAGCGCATCATTATATGAGCTTCCTTGAGTTATACCTCTTCCAACCATTTTTGATGCTGAAGCAACAGCTTTACTTAAAGCCAATGATGTTTTTACCGCTCCAGGCCCTGGTACAAAACTAGGATTAGTAAGCTCGGATAACATAGGGCCTGTATTTTGTATAGCTGAAAATATTTGTAAAAATGCTGAAGATATGTTGCCCCCCAGATACCACCAAAAACCCAATCTTCTAAGAGCAGCATGTTCTTGAACAGGACTATCTGCGTAGTCCATCCATTTAGTAATTAGCTTTTCTAAATTTGGATCTTTAGTTTCTCTATTTTCTTTTCCTTTTGCATAGGAATCCGCATTTCTATAAGCTATTGAAATTTTTTTATTAAATCTATTTTTTGCAGTTTGAGCTGCCGCTGCTGAAATAAATTGCAGTGTTGATCTGGTAAAGTCTGTTTCATAGCCAGGCACACCTTCCATACCTACGCTTTTATCTTTGGGCATATAAAAATATTGAAAACCTGCAGTATAGTTATTTGTTTTTTCTTGCAATTCTAAAATAGTTAATTTTAATTTTTTATTTACTTCACTTCTAACTTCATTATATACTTTGGCATTGCTATCTGACAAAAAGCTGGAAACTTCATCTGCAGCTGATATTTCTCGTTTGTATAAATTTCTTAATTCTTCTATAGTAACTTTTTCTGGTTTACTTACAGTCGCATCTGGGTATTGTAAAACCAATTCATTGTATTTTTGTCTTGCTTTTCCTGCAGTTCCTATTCCAAATGGAGTTTCACTTTCTATTTGTTCATATCGTATTAAACGACCTTGATCATCTTTTACAGCAATATAATAAGTACCATATCTAGACATTGGCGCATAATATCCTACAGATCTATCTTTGTAACGTTTAGCTTCTTTTATAAAACCATCTGTTATAAATTCTTGAGTGTTGTTTAAATCAGTCAATTCTTGTTCACTCATATATAAATTAGATTCTATTCCATATAGTCTATTTTGATAATTGATACCTATCTGATTTAATAAATTTAAAACTCCCTGGCCTTCTTCTAATTCAAATTGTTCTACAAAAGCATTTTGCTCTTCTTCTGTCATTTGATTTAAGTCAGGTAATTGACCATTGTTTGGTAAAAATTTATTTACTAAACTAATGCCATCAATAAGGTGATCGCCATATTCACCAGAAATTTGATCTTTTAGTATAGTTTTATTGACTGTAGCTATAACTCTATCATAGTCTTCAAAAGCTTCTGCTACATCACCTGTTAGTATAACTACTTCCCCTGCCTGAACAGAATTATTTTTATCACTACTAGCCGCAGGTGCTGTGAGTATAATTTGACCTTCTCTGTTTCTAGTATATTTAGTGTCAGTCATTAAAGCAATTATGTGTGCTTTTGTTAGAGCTTCTTTTGCTGCAGGGTCTTGTTGTATTTGTAAATATTTTCTGCTTAATTCGCTTGCAAAATATTGAGTTAATTCGTTAGTATAACTATTTCTTTTTTGTACAAAATTCCACAACGGTGTAAATGCTGGGTAATCAACAGCAAGTCTAGAATAATGTGCTATAAATTTATATAAGCTTCCTAGTTTTGCTGGAGTTACAGCGCCCCCTTTGACATATGGGTCATTCATTTGTACAGAATACTTTTCTACATCTCGTAGAATTTTTCTTTTCTCTGCTCTATTAAGAGGTGTATATTGTTCAGAAGGAGGTGCCCCTGGATCATTATACATTTTAGACTGTTTAGTGCTACCTGTTTCTTTTATTGCTCTTATTGTTTTTCCAACAATTTTAGCATTGGGAAATATTGTTTTTATATCTTCTAAGTAACTTGTTAACTTTTTATTTTGTTGATAACCTTTGGTAGTGTATTTACCAACACCTGTACCATCGCCTTCGTAATTAGTAATAACAACTGTACCTCCGATTTTTAAAGCGTTTTTAGCTTGTAATAAAATTGTTTTTTGATTTTGTGCATTCTCTTCTGGTATTACATTTAAAACATTATTAATAGTAACTGTGTCAGATTTACCATTAGCCGCTCTGGACACAGTTTCATTATTTTGTTTTTCTGTTCTATTATAAGGATCGTATATATAATTTTTAACGCCTTTTTCATTTAGAAAAATGGTAGCATTGTTAAATTTGCCACCACCTATATCCATGTTAATTGTATTTTCTTTCCAAAAATTTTGTTTATCCAAGATATTAAATACTGCTGCTTTTCTGGTTTTGTTAATAGAGGTCTCTTCTGAAGTTACCACCTGTTCTTTTGTTTTCCATAAATCTACAGAATATGATTCTACTCTACCGTCCGCAGTTGCTTGGTATGACTTGTCTCGGTTGCCTATTATACCTGCATCAATCATTTCAAATATATCAGTTACATTACCAAAGTCCGCCCCCCTTAGAGAGTCAGCTAATGCATAAATAAATGCTTTTATTCTTTGAAATGCTCTACCTAGAATTGTGCCTGTGTTAAAACGATTGACCATGTGAGCTGCAAATGCTTCAGATATAGCCTCTTCTGCTTGCTCTTCTAAATTTAAATTAGGATATTTTGTTTTAATGTCAAACTGTTCTATCCAAGTATCTAATGCCGCTTTTCGCAATCTAGCATATTCTTGTGGTGTAAATAAACCTAAATCTTTTAATGCGTGAATAACTTCATGGTGCAGAGTGTATAATGTTGCATCTTGATTGTTTTCATAAATATTAATATCAGGTCTTGCATTTAAAGCAATTTGTACTAATCGTTGACCTACTAAATATTTACCGTTAACTTCAAAACCTTCTTGAGAAAGAACTTTATCAAATACATCTAATTGAACTGTGCTTAAGCCTAGAGCATCTAATCTTCTTCTTAAGAGTTGTGCAACTTTAAGTGTGTTGTTTTTAAATCTTTCCTGCAAACGTGGTTGAGTGTTAGACATAACTGACCATCTTTCTGCCTTGGCAGAAACTTTAGTAGTCTTTGTAATAATCTCTGTTTGTTCTAATCTTTTACGTAAGGCAGTTAGTCCTTTTACCGTTCCGTTGAATGCGTTCCAATTAAATATTGGTTCTATGCTTAATGAAGCAAGCAATTCATTTAGTCTAGCTCTATTTCTAGTTGCACTTAAAATTAGATTTTCGTATGCTGCAATCTTTTCTTCAACAGGTTTTCTTACAGCTGCCTCTTGAGATAATAACCTAGGGTCATTCTTTAATGTAATTAAATTACTTTCTGCAGACATTATTGCTTTAGGTGAACCTACAGGAAGAAAGGCAAGGGGGGCACCTTTTGGTGTAAATGGATTCTGTAATAAATGTTCCCCTCTGTTTTTTATATCTTTTAATTCTTGTTTTAATTGAGCTTTTCTAAATAAGTTAAACTCACTATTTACTTCTTTTTGTTTTTGTTTTATTAATTCTACAAAAGATTCGTAGTGAGGCGAGCCTGCAATCTTCCAACCTCTAAAGTCTAGCAACATTGCAAGTTCTTTTATTTCACGCAATCTTTGAGATACGCTCATATTAAATACAAACATAGGGCCTGCGTTGGGGTCAGCTAAGTCACTGCCTGTTATACTAGTTTTTTCTTCTTTACTTAGTGGTTGAATTATTTGAATTTTTGGATCTTGAGGTTGATTTACTTCTCTGCGCGCAGGAGGTACTACATCTTCAAAACGTCTGTTATTATCAATTATGTCTCTGAGTTTTCTTCTGCCCCTAGTAATAAAATCTGTTACTGGTAAAACATCATCTCGGTAACCTTGAATAACTTCTTCACCAAAAGGGCCGTTAAATCCTAATTTTCTTAATTGTTTGTTGTCTTCTTTAGATAATTTGTTTTCTTTTTGTTCTGAAGCTAAATCAACAATGTTTTGTTTTCTTAAAGAGGGCCAAAATTTATTTACACTTTCACGAAGAGAATCACCTTCTAACTCGTCAAACTGTTGAGACCATCCTGGTAATAAATATTCTGGATATTGTGTTGGTCGCACAATTGGTTGATCTTCTTCTGCTTCATTTTCTAATTCAGCTTCTAATGTATCTGCTTGTTTTTGATTTTTTCTGTCTTGTTCTAGTTGAACTGAAATTCTCTCAACTTCTTTTTCTCTATTTAAAAAAGAATCTACAGTTTTATTTGTAGAATCATTTATAACTCCTGTTTGTTGTAATTTCTTTTTTGCTTCTGAATACTTTTGTCTTGTTTCAATATTGTCATCTAATATTAAATCTGCTTCATCGTTGTATTTATAATTAATTCCTTTTACTTCGTTATTTACTTTAGGAATTTTTTTAAAGATTACACTTTTTTCACTAGCTGGTATAAATATGGAAGTAGCGCTCCCATCTGCTGATGCGGTTTTTCCTTCGTACTCAACGATAAGTGTTTCGATGCCATCTTTGTCTTTAAAACTACCTTTTAAAGTTAATTTTGGATCGTCTATATGATTATCAGATATTCTACCAGTAATGTTTCTAGCAGTATAAATTCCTGCTACACTTACACTGTCTCCGTATTCTAAATCGGTACCTTCTAAAGATGCAGGGTCTGCATCATAGTTTCCAAACTCGCCCTTAAAATCATCAGGTGCCCCCTTCTTGCCCATTAATTTAAATTGTTTAATTGTAGGTTGAATTACACCAAACCCGTAACCACCAAAGAAACCAGCGGCTGCGGCTTCCCCTATTTGTTTTGCAAAATCTTTATTTAAGTATACATCTTCAAATGATTTGCCAGCTTGTAAAAATTCACCACCTGTAATATTAAGAGTTTCTTGCACACCTTCTGCTACTGCTTCACTAGCACCAACTACCGCCATGTGTTTAGCCAAAGATTTAGGATAACTTAAACCATCTCTCTTAACTTTGTTTTTAAGCTGTTGCATAGCTCCTTTTTTAAGGCTGTTTTTAAATTTTTTAGTACCTATCGTATTGGAAATAAACTGATTTGATACACCAAACAATCTCTCTGCGTAAGCATAAGGAATACCCAAAGCAAATGCTATACCCGCAACAGGGTCTTCCATAGTAGTTGCATCACCATCATCCATCGAATCTATTTGTGCGCCGTATATATCACCAATAGCAAATAAATAAGTAGAAAGATACAAACCTGCTGCCCCGCCTGCTGCTGTACCCACTACAGGAAATGCAGAACCAACGGCACCCCCTATTATAGTTGCAAGCGCGATAGGAATAGTTGTAATAGCACCTTCAGACATAGTGCTTCCTAAATACTCTGTGAATGCTTTAAATTGTTTTTCGTCGTTTAAGACATCTTCTATTGTGCTTGGTCTTGGTAGTATAGAACCATCTGGTTGTTGCCTAAATATGTAAGCTGTTCTATCTAATTTGTATTGCTCGTAAACTCTTTGTGCTTCTGCTTGTTTATCTTCTGCACCAAAAATATCATAGATGCCCCCCATTACATTAGCACCAATTTGTTTTAAATTTAAAATTGAGCCTTTGGCTCCAGAGGTAAGAGAGTTGTCGTTTAGATTATCGGGTTCAAGCATGTTGACAGGTTGGAGTCCATACTTGTATGCAAACCCTTCTCCCACCATAAAGTTTTCAAAATCTTCTGATTTTAATACGTCTGCAATTTCTTCGTAAGTAGAATTAGCTCCCACTTTTAATTGTGGTGCACCTGGTGTGTCAAACGTAATATACTTTACTTCTTCCATAATCCTTACAACAATGTATTCAGGGCCGAAACCCTTAGTTAAAAACTAATACTTAATTACCAGTATCAGATTCGTTTTTTTTATTTTTTTTAGTGTTATCATAAGTAGCAGTAACGGATTCACTAAGAGCTCCTCCAGAAGAATCACCACTTAATAATGCATTTATTTGTGCCCTAATCTTACCCATTTCCAATTTAATTCTGGTCTTATCAGCTTCGCTTCCAAATTGTAATTGACTTTCTAAATCAACTAAACTTTTATTTAAAGCAGTTAAAGCAGGAGATGCTACTGTAAGAGCTAACACTTTTGCTACAGCTGAATTAAATTCAGGAGATCCTGGTGCATATTTATTCTGACCTGCTACAATGTTTACTGCATTATCATATGCAGTTGTAGTTTTAGGTCTTGCTGCTTGCATAGCTAATGCTCCTTTGTAATAAGCATCTGCTTCGGCTGCTGCTTTGCCAGCTATTTTTTGTTCACCAGCAGCTAATCCAGCAGATACATCGCTAAGCAAACCTCTTGCTTCTCCTGGGTTAGTTGGTCTAACCAATGACTGTCCTACAGAACTTATGTAATCAAATAATTGATCTCGTTTTCTTTCATTTTTAGAAAAATATTCACCAAGTTTACCAAATGGCCCTTCATATTTTTTATTAGCTTCTGCGATTGCGTCTTGCTTAATTTTGTAATTTGACAATTTGTCTTTCATGTAATCATCAAACCCTTCATCTACATTCTTTTTTGGTAGCTTTGGTAATTTTCGTAATATAGTCTCTCTTAAATCCAAAGGCAAATCGTCTAATGCGTCATCTGGAGGAAGTACTCCTGTACCTTTATTTATTTTTATATCAGCCATAATCTATCCTACTTAAATGGTGACCAACCAAGGTTAGCTGCTATACCCAAACCTTGTGCCCCTAGTCCAAGAGCTTGTTGGAAGAATGGCGCTGGTTGTTGAGCGGGTCTTGTTTGTGTTTTATTGTAAGGTGCAAACGATGCTTGACCTTGTATAATATCAGATACAAATCCAAGTTGTTGTTTTGGAAAGTCTCTTTCTTCTAAGAAGTTAGTATAATTAAGATCAAGAGCTTGTTGCTGTTGCCCTCTTTCTAATGCGCCTATACCTAATTGTTGTTGTACATCTGCCATGCCAAGATTTTGAGCTTGTTGTGCAGTTGCACCCATACCTAGAGCTGAGTCAAGTTGTTGTTTTCTATCTTGTTGAGATGCTTTTAATGCTGTCTCATAAGCACTTGCTTGTGCTTTAGTATACAAATCACCAAGACCTGTTTGTAAGTTCTTTTGTCTTTCTGCTTCTAATATAGCAAAACGAGAGGAATCCAGCCCCCCTGCTCCAACAGCTTGTTGTGCAATTTTTTGCTGTTCCATTAAAGATTGTTTTTTTAATTCACCAGCTGATATATCTGCTACTTTTTTTTGATAGTCAGTCATGTAATCTGGCACGCTAGTAAGTGCTGGCGCACCTGACGCAGTTGCCGCTGTGAATGCTTGACCACCTTGCAAGGCACCAATACCCGCCATGCCAAGGCCTTGTTGCATAGCATCTTTTTCTGCTTGATTAAATCCTGCTATTCGTGGATCTTGGTAAGCTTGATAACCTTCTTTAGCAACATCCATTGCTTCGCCAATAATATCAGCAGAAGGCTCTGCGATGTATTTTGGTATTGACATGCCTTCCGTAGTTGTTACTGGAGGAGGATTTTTACTCCCAAATAAAAAATCAAATATTGCCATTATACTGTCTTCGCCTTTCCTAGTCCTGCCATTATGACATTGCCATCTTCATCAAAGTATTCTGGCTCTTCTTCGCCTAAAAACTTTCTTCTTCTTTTTATGTAATTGTTAAAATCTTCTAACTGGTTAAATCCGCCACCTTGCGTTGCAATATTTAATAAATCAGCTGCACTTCTTGGTTGTGTTTTCATTGCACCAGTTGAATCGAGTTGCATTCTTTTACCTACAGGAACTTGCATTTCTTTGCCGCCTGTAAGTACATCATCTGTATAAGGCATGGTGCCCCCTACATTAAACTTGTATGCATCTTCTGATGGAGTAACTGTGGTAGTATCTCCAGGCATTGCTGGTTGTGTAAATCCACCACCACTTTGTTGTTGATCGTTTCTGCTTCTTTTTTCTTGAACATATTCTCTTGCTGCAAATAATTGATTGTTAAATTTTTTTGCTTCTTTGTACTCTTTAGAATCTCTATCCATGCCTGTAGTATCTGTTACTTTTCCGAATTGAACCATTTCTTCTAAACCACCAGTTGTTTGCGGCATACCTGCTACTCTATAATAATTTTGCGTATCGTATCGTTTTATTAAATTGTTAAAAATATCACGACCGCCTTCAATGTCTCCAAGCTTTTCATAAAAGCCTTCTTTAGTCATTTCATCTGTATCTTCACCATCTTTATCTTTTCGAGTTAGTCTATCTTTTTTCTTTTTACCTAAGCCACCTTTAGTTAAAGCTTTAAACGCACCTAGTAAATTAAGATCTTCGAAACCTATATTACCTGTTAGTGGTGTATAATCTCCCATAAGACTAAATATTTCTTGAGCTCTTTGGTTGTCTTTTAAAGCTTGTAGTGGATCACTTGATGTAATAATATCTCTAGCTAAATTTTTTCCACTATCTTGTATTAGTCTTTTACCAGTTGCAGTTTTAGGGTCAAAAGATACACTGCCAGCACCTTCTTTTCCTCTTGCTGCTGCAGTTTGTCCATACACTTGCGCTAGTTGATTTGACATACCTCCTGTGCTATCATCTTTATCTCTTTCTCTATCTTGATAATAGTTTATAATTTTTTGTTGTTGGTTAGCCTTAGATGAAACTACGTCACCAGCGCTTTGTAAACCTACACTAGCCATACTTTGGGCAGCTTGTCTTCTTTGCTCTGCAGGATCTTTTTCTTTATTCATATCTGATTGAGATGGGCTAGAATAATCTGTATCACCTATTCTGAAATTACCAGCTATTCTAAAACTTGGAATGCCTTGTGGAGTCATTTCGCCAGCGCCACCAAGCATAGCTAGTATACCTGCTTCTTCTGGATTAATGTATGCTAGTTTCTCACCATCTGGTGCCATGTCATTTAAAGCGTCTGTAGCATCTGTAATACCAAACTGGTCTCTGTCACCTACTGAGCCCATCATCTGTTCGTATAACATAATGATTTGATCAGGGTTCATCTGTCTAGTATCGACGCCTTCTCTCATTAAAGCGCCTGCCATAGTGCTTATAGTGTCCATTTGAGCCATATCTTGATCTACTCCAGCTTTTGCCGCTTTCATAAATCCAGGTGTGTCATCTTTTTGTGATGGCAATTTGTAGAACCCAGGTACGCTTTTACGTACTTGTTTATTCATGAGAGCTGCCGCACCCATAGGAGCTTCATTCTCTCTCATAATTACATCATTTTCTGAAACTGGGCCCGCCAGTGTTTCTATACCTTTAGCCATATTTTTATATTATACCCCATATATGTCGAGAAGTAAAGGGGGCACTATACATTATCATCTGTAACCTCCATGATACTTGCTACAACGTTAAGTTCTGCCGACCCTGTTTTCTTTATTTTTAGTAGTTCCGTTGCCTGTAAGACAAGGGGGGCGGAGTGAAAACTATCGTTACTTACTTTTAAAAGCTCGTCAGATGAGTCTGCTTGTAATGTACGTTCGTTCTCTAAGGTGAAACTAACACCTGCGCTTGTTACTAGAAACGTTGCAATATGAGCTGGGTCTGTAGAATCTACATTAGATACACGCACAGATTTGACAATAGCCGTAGTGTCAGATGCTGCTGTGTATAGTGTAGTTAAACCGTTGTCGGTTAGTACAGCTTTGGCGTTTGTGTATACAATAGCCATTAGCTTAAAAACCAACTCATTGAACGTTGTTCTGTTTCGCTTGATATACGAATAGGTATCTTACCTTCTGATTGATCTCGTAATCTAAGCATGTTTATTAGAGCATCATATGTTCTAGCAAAGAGTGTATTCTCTTTACGTTCTTGATATGAAAGCTCTGGATAAACTCCTCTAGTATATAATCCCATTATCTAGTCCCGTCTGCTTGACCTTCGGCACGCCATGTACCTAATCGCCATGCTGTGTCTGTAGCTGTTGATTCCCATCTACATTGAAACGAACGACCTCTTGCGCGTAGATTTAATTTCTTTGTGCTAGATGTGACAGCAAAAGCTCCTTTAGTTGTTTCAGAATCATTGGGATATCTCTTACTCTTTAATGTAAAGTTAAGTGATGTACCTTGTGAAAATGTTGTATCTGGAATAATTCTACTCATAAATATTATATTATCTCCATTTTCATCTCCACTAAAGAAACCTGTTTCTAAAGAAGCTGATAGTGCTGACCCGTCATCGTTGCTTCCCGATTCGTGACTGAATGCTTTTTTGTTTGTTGCGTTTACAGCAATAGGGTTTGCAAATATACCCGCGTCTGACCACGCTGTACGTTCTAAAGAACCAACAGACCATGTTTGATCTATGTAGTTGTATATAACGTATTTGTCAATTTCTGTTGAGCCTGCTGAAGCATAGAACCACCATACTTCGTTGAACTCGATAATCTGTGCGGCAAAAACTTTTTCTCTTTGTGTTTGTGAAAAGTCATCAAATACTCTGTTAAGCACAGGACAGTTTAAAGTTGATACTGCACCGTCATATGCGTAGAAGTTATTTGTGCCCATCCAAAACGTGCCCCCTTCGATCATGGCTGCTGCGTTTTTAGATATAGTTCCTGATGCCTCACCAAGTTGTTGGAATGAGAAGGTAAAAGGGGGGCCAACAAATTGCATACCATAAAGGTCTACATCTGTCCATACGTAAATTTGCCCACGACCTTTTTCTGCCGCTTCTATGTTTGTACCTGTACCAAGTTTCTGTGAACCTGCTGTGTTTGTTATTTGTGCATTCCAGACGCTTAAACTTTCTTGTGATGCGAATCTAATTGTTGTTCTGTCATAATCTGTAGAACCCTCTGGTGTTGTGCCAAATACACACAAGTGTCTATCTGGTGTAGATACAAGAACTTGTCCAACTTTAGTTGGTACTTGTGATGCATCTCCTGATAATGTGTTAGTTATATAATATGCTAGTGTGGTGCCTCTTGTAGTTTGATCAGCAATAAATGCACTTACATCAAAGTAATAAATAGTGTCTTCTCCACCACCTACAGCTGCTACAATGTCTTCACCCCATGCGTCCATAGACCATACCCTAGGTGATAATACAACACCCGAAGTAGAACGTGCTGTTCCCCAAGATGATGCGCCCCATAAACCTGCGCCAAAACCATAACCTGTAAGACCATCATCTGGCCCGTTGTTTGTTAAATATCTTACTACAACTGAACCACCGCCTGTAGTTGAACCTGATGAAGCTGCTCCTGATATTCCAGGACTACCTGAACCACCTGATACTGCTGTTAGTGTGTATGTGTTTGCATTTACGTATACTGCAAAATATTCTCCAGCTGCTACAGTTACTCCGTCTACTGCTGAACCAACTGATGATATTACTACACGAGATGATGGGCTAGTGCTTGCTACTCCATGATTTGCATGAGTAACCGTGATAGTACTTGTACCTGCACCACCTGTGGTAAATGGATTTGTTAATGTAGTTGGATCTGTTCTAAAAGGTGTGATATCATATATTACGTTACCATACTCTACGTAAACATGTGTACTTGTTCCATAATAAATTACTTTTCTACCTTCTATATCTCTGTGAGGTAATATGTTACGAGGAACGCCGTTAAAACTTGCGGAAGAAAAAGCATCACGTTTTGCCCAACCACCTATCTTCTCAGGTTGTCCGTAACGAAATCTTACTTTATCTGCATCGGTGTAACGCATTGCCGCTTGGTAATCAGTTATTTCTGTAATTACTCCTGCTGGTGGTGTTAATTTTACTAATGGCATATTATCTCGCTGTTGTTGGTACACCCTCTGATGATACAAATGGGTGTTCTGCAAATGCCATGTAAATATACGTTCCCCCAGAAGCATTTGAGTCTACATCGGTTGTTCTTACTTTAAAACCATTTGATAAAAAATCTAACCCTCTTGAACCAGAATCTCCTTCAGCTTCAGTAGTATTTGTTTTTAAACCTTGCATTGAACCATCATTAAAAGGTTCTCTTTTATTATCTACTATTCTCCAGTGGTCTGAACCGTCTGTTCTTTTAGTCATCAACCAAGATGGTTTTAGTCCACAGAACACCATAGGCCCATCTGCATTGCCATTACCTGTGTAGCTACCAATTTTACTGTAGCCTTGTATTGAGCGAAAAGAATACATGACAAAATCACTATTATTTTTGTTCATTACATCATTTTGTTCAAC